CCCGGTTGTTAGATCCGGGAACCCCCTGACTCTTCAGTTATGGTTACTAATCTATACCTAGTCTACCCAACTCGTCGTTCAGACTTCTGTAAAACTTCATCTTACTAGAAGTAAACGGAGTCTTCCGGACAAACTTACATAGTAGGTCCGGAACGACAGGTTCAAGAGAGTCTAGGTACTCAGCAGTATCAGACATAAACCGATAAACGGTTGTGAACGTATACTCCTGAGCATCAGGTCATTCGACCAAAGCAGGTGTTTTCTGGTTCCCAGTGAAAGCCTTTTCACAAAGGTAATTCATTAAGTAATGAAACGCTGGTGTGTCTTCTGAGACACTACGACGAGTTAGTTGTTCTCTTCCCTTAACAACTGTCGTCATATAACCATCTCAAACAAGAGTACCTATCTTATCAATAAGTACTTGAGATTCCTGCTGCTGTTGGTAGAACCATTCCACAATTGTTCTATTAACAATCCTCAGAACCGCTTGGACTACATCTCGTAGTTCGCCGGGTGTTAGCGATCTATCTCCCAGAAATGGTGATAGGCCAGCACTTGGTATGAAACCGAGCGGGCCGATACAATTCCACAAGATGGAAGAAGGAATCTTCTTTCTTCCCTCGAAAAAAGTTTCGATAGAGAGCCCCCGACTTAGCATGTCCCTTAGAACCTCTGGCAAGTAGTCGTAGCCCTTTAATAGGGCTATCAACAACTTGGGAGGTAGTGGAGATACATCGGTCGACATCGAGATAAGTCTCTTTGCAAACTCCGCCACCCCATCTTTGGACTCTAATGATTTACCTAGGTTTATCTCAACCCCTAGGACCTCACAAAGTCTAAGATAGGACTTCGCAACATCTTCATCAGCTATAACAATATCGTCACCAAGGACGGCATAGGCTCTAAAAACCCTATGCCAACCCACTCGCATCGCTGCAATCTGGACAATGACATGATGAGTCAAAGCCAACATTGCTCACGAAGAGAGGGCTCCCATTGGCTGACCCACTGCATAGTAGTAAGGTACACCATGCAAGAATCAGGGACGACCGACTAGGAGATCCGACCAACCTTGCGCGAATCTTGGGTCTACAAGGAGACCAAGAATCTGGCGCTGAAGGTCAATCGGAAGCCTGTCGGTAGCTGCTGAAAGATCGTATGAATAGAACTGAGATCTTCCTTCCTCCATAAGCTTATATAGAGGAAAGAGTTGATCATATGTTCCGTCACTCGTAATCTTCCGTAAAGAAGAGAAGAGGGCGTCGTGCAGCGGACGAAGGACCGATTGGGTCCATATATCCGTAATAGCGAATATACGAACTTTACCAGCCGCTTCTACTTTCTCGGACAGAGTACCGAGAATAGTAGACCCGATGTACTTGCGTGCCCCTGGGGATTTAGATTCCCAGGAGGGCAAGAATTCAATTTCCTGTTGTAGGAGATTGAGGACCTTGTTACCTAGAAACTCAGAGACTACACCGAATGCGCTTAGGATTGCAGGAGACTCTTTAAAAGCTAAAGCGTCTAATGTCATTCCTAAGGTCGCAACTCTGGTGTTAGGACCTGCCTTTACCGAGGTTATCAAGTCAGCGTCAGGAACGAGTTTGAAGTTTCGGAAAACCCCTAACCGCTCGAGCGCGAACCTGACCTCGTACAAAGGTAATTCTCTAGACGAACCCGTAAAGGGTGAAGTTATAGAGTCTATCTTTAGTACAGGGCTTATCTTGATAACCCGATAAATGGATAGTAACGTCAGTACAATTTTAATCACCAGTACCGTCTTCTTCTCAATCTCGAGTCGAAGAACTCCTGGAATGATTAAGGGATAACCCCTTCTCGTCGCAACACGCGGGAACGTTTCACAACGTTCGGGCGTGCCGGCAACGGCTTTCATAGTCAGACGATGGGCCTCCTTAAGGTACATGACCAAAAAGGTAGGACCGTTCTTCTTATACATTTTATGTATACGAGACGTCAGTTTGAAAGCAGGGATCGAGTAGGTCATGTTCTTGAGGAGTCAGAGTAGGGTCCTACAGAAATCGGAGAGTCTGGAAAAATCCAGATACTTCGGTCTGTCGACCCTATTACCTCAAACCGGGGACTTACCCGGTTTGTAGTTCATAGACTTATTTCTAAGTTTGTGTTCTGACTTCATGATATTATAATTTAAGGACCTTGGTAATAGTTTACATCCCCTATGATGTAAGCAGTTCCTACCTTGAATTAGGGGCAGATATCGGTCTCGGGATCATTACGATCCTGTTCCGACGAAACCCTAGATAGCCTGTATTATTGTTGCGGGCAGACCCCGAACTGACCATAACCCTGGTCAGAGGGAACACGAAGAGGCCACTATCTTGTTGTTACGAAGATAGCGGGCTAGAATACTCACTAGCCTGTAG